AGCAACGAGGGCAAGCGCGAGGCCCAACGCTCCTACGCGCAGAGCTTCCGCACCAGCGACGAGGAGCTGGTGATGAAGTCCGCGATCATGCTGAACCGTGTCCTCGGCACGCCCTACCCCGAGGGCGGCTATTCGGTACAGTACCGCTCGATCCCGCTCTCGGGCTCCGAGCTGGACGCACGCCGGAAGCATGCGCTGGAGCTCCTCGACGCGGGCCTCATGACGCGGGTGGAGGCGCTGCGCCTCTTCGATGACTCGCTCACCGAGCAGGACGCCGCCGCCATGCTGGCGGAGATCGACGCGATGAACAAGGCTCGCGAGGTCGCCGAGGCCGCGGTCGAGGTCGCGGAGGAGCGCATGGCGCCGCAGGCCGAGACCGAGGAGGAGGAGGACGTGTCCGACGAGCCGACCTCCGAGGAAGTCGAGGACGAGGAGAACGGTGCCGGTAGTTAGCGAGCGCCAGCGCCGCTACCTCGCGGCCGTGCATCCCGATGTGCTGCGCCGCTTCCTCGAGGAAGGCGCCCGCGCAGGGTTCCGCGCGCCCGCGGCCGTCGCTGCCGAGGCGAAGCGCGGGCTAGAGCTCCGGCGCGAGTACGGCCGCGGCGGAACGCTCGTCGGCGCTCGTCGCGCGACCCAGCTGGCAAACCGCAGCGTGCTCAGCGTGGAGACCATCCGGCGCATGGTCGCCTACTTCGACCGACACGAAGGCGACCTAGACGCACCCGCCGCAAAGCGCGGCCATCCTAACTATCCATCCGCGGGTCGAGTCGCCTGGTTGCTCTGGGGCGGAGACTCAGGACGCGCTTTCGCACGACGCGTCCTGCGGGCCTACCAAGCCAGCAAGGAGTAACCATGCCCGACGACACGACGACCACGACCCCCGCCGACGACGGCGGAAGCTCTCGCGCCGAGGAACGCATCCGGAGCCTGAGCGCCGAGCGAAAGCAACTGCGCGAGCAGCTCGCCGAGCTGCAGAGCCGCTACGACCAGACGCAGGAGATGGTCAAGCAGGCCGACACCTACAAGGCCACCGCGGCCGAGTGGGAGACGAAGTTCTCGCAGGCGAAGACGCAGTGGGAGACCGAGCGCGAGCTCTTCTCGCGCGGCATCACCGACGCCGAGGGGCTGGACTTCGTCCGCATGGCGTACGACCGCCTCCCCGCCGAGGGGCGTCCTCCTCTCGGGGAATGGCTCTCCGCGACGGACAAGCTCCCGAAGGCCGTGCGCGCGTACATGCCCGAGGGCACCACGGCCGCGCCTGCCGCTCCTTCGGCCCCGCCGCCGCCCGCGGCGAACGCTGGCGTGACGAACGCGCCCACGGGAGCGCCCTCGCAGTACAGCCCCGAGGCGATCTCTCGCATGAGCCCCGCCGAGTACAAGGCGGCACGCGCCGCCATCCTCGGGCTGGACCGCTAGCAGCTCGACGCGTGCGCGTAGGCCAGCAGTGCGCTAGTCTACGCGTACCCGTCGGGTCGAGCCCCGTATCAGCGACGCCGGGATGACGATCAACCATCATCATCGAGGTACGCCACTATGGCTCTCACCGAATACTCGACCCTCTCTGGCAACGCCCGCGTTGCCGCCGTCCTCGCCCAGGAGATCCAGCTGAAGCTGGCCGACCGCGCGAGCCTTCACAACCACCCGTCGCTCATCAACTTCGGCAACATGGCCGGGCGCGGCTCCGCGGCCCTCCAGGTGCCCGTGATCGGCCTCGACGGGTCCGACCTCCTCGCCTCGGCGAGCGACGGCGCGGTCGTCGCGAACACGACGCTCACCTCCACCGCGGCCACGCTGACCATCGGTCGTTACGCCCTCCGCTATGACTTCACGGACCTCGCGGGCCTCACCGACTCGATCGGCCTCAACGCCCAGCGCCTTGCGGAGAGCATGGTCGGCAGCACGCTGATGGCGTTCCAGAGCGCGCTCTGCGATGTCATCGACGGCTTCACCGCGACTGCAGGCACGACATCCGTGGACATGAGCGTAGACGATTTCTATAGTGCTCAGTTCGCCCTCACGCTCGCCAGCGTCCCCGGCCCCTACATCTGCGTGCTTCACCCGCGCCAGCTGGCCGACTTCCAGAGCAGCCTCCGCGCGGAGTACGGCGCGACGCAGTTCGTGCAGGCGACCCAGGACATGCTCAATATCAAGGGTCAAGGGTTCGCAGGTACCTTCAACTCCGTAGACGTGTTCGTCTCGTCGAAGGTCCCCACGGCGAACGCCGGGGCAGATAGGGCAGGTGCCATGTTCGGACGCGGCGCCGTTGGCTACGTCGAGGGCTCCCCGTTCCCCATCGTCGGCGCGCCCGGCGTGGTGACCCCGGCGGGATCTCCGGTCGTGGTCGAGTTCGACCGCATCATCGGCGGCGGCACGACCTCGATCCTCGCCAGCTACTACCTCGGCATCGGGAAGCTTCAGGACGCGATGGGCGTCTCGATCATCACCGACGCATGACCATCTTCTAGGAGAACACGTGGCAGTCACCTTCACCGACACGACCAACGCCGCCGGACCGACCTTCGCAGGTCGTCCCGCTGTGCAGACCTCGGCAGGGAGCCCGAAGCTCAACCTGCCGAGCAACGCGCAGTGGTGGTACATCTGGCATCCCGCGCGCTGGCAGTGCATCGACGGAGAATGGCTCCCCGTGCTCGCCCAGATGAGGGCCACGCCCGGCGTGAACGCCGTCGACAAGGACGGCGACACGTCTGGCGCGGAGACGAAGCTCCGTCGCGAGCACTGGACGGTCATCCCCTGGGATGTCATCGAGGGCGGCTACGTGACGGAGTACGACGGCGTCCGCGGTCCTGTACGGCTCTCCCGCTGGGAAACGCCGCGCATGGTCGCGGGGGCCGTCGTCCTCACGTCTGACGAGGTGGGGTACCGCGAGTTCCTTCGTGGGCTCGTGGTATCCGGTGTCGTCCGACCCCCAGACCCCTACACCCTCGACGCCATCCGCGAGCGCCAGCGCATGCGGGTCGCGGAGAACTCCAAGCGCGCAGGCTCCGACCCCGAAGCCCAGCGCCGCCTCGAGGCCGATAAGGCCCTACTCGCTCACATGGACGGCGCCAAGGTGCCGAGCGCGCAGGCCCGCAAGGGGCGCGCATGAGCGAGCGCAAGGATATCAGGGATGCCAAGGACCGGTTCGCCGAGACCTTGATCCGCAACGGTATGCGCCCCGAGCTCGCCGAGAAGAAGGCGAAGGAACAGGCGCAGAAGCACGACAACAAGCAGAGCCGCTAGCGCCAGCTAGCATCGGAGCACCCGATGGCCGTCAAGACCTCCCAGAACATGCGCAGCGGCGTCGCCGCCGTGGGCTACATCGTCAAGGCGACCGCCTCGGCGCTCCCGACGACCGCGCCCACGGTGACCTCGGGGACCGGCGTCCCCGCGACCACCGAGCCCAACGGGTCGATCTTCCTGCGCACCGATGGCGCGACCGCCGACGAGGCGATCTACGCGCGCATCGCGGGTAGCTGGGTCGCCATGAAGGGCGCGACCTGATGTCGAGCGCCGACACCGAGTACGCGCCGCGGTTCTCCATTCCGGAGTTCCTCGAGCGCGGACGCGACAACAAGATCACCGCTCCGGTCTACCGGAACGGTGCGCTCGTCGCGCCCCTCTCGGGCACGGTGTCGGTCTACAAGCAGGACCAGACCGCGGTCGTCAACGCGGCCGTGGTGACCATCGCGGGGAGCGTGGCGCAGTACACGATCCCCGCGGCCACGCTGAACCCCCTCCTCCTCGAGGAGGGCTGGCTCGTGGAATGGTCCCTCGCCATGCCTGACGGCGTGACGCACGTCTTCCGGCGAGACGGCGCCCTCGTGCGCCGCCGCCTCTACCCTGTCGTCTCGGACATCGACCTGTTGCGGCGTCACCGCGACCTCGGGCAGCTCCGCGAGGCGGGCGTCACCAGCTATCAGGACTATCTGGACGAGGCGTGGTGCATGGTCGAGAACCGCCTGATCTCGGGCGGGAAGCGGCCTTACCTCGTGATGTCGCCCGCTGCCTTCCGCGAGGCGCACGTCTGCCTGACGCTGCACCTTGTGTGGCAGGACTACGCCACGTCGGCGGGCGATACCTCGCGCTACCAGCAGCTCGCGGACAGCTACGGGCAGTCCTACGAGAACGCGTGGCAGCAGCTCACGTTTCACTACGACGAGACCGACGAGAACGTCGTCAACGTCGACCGCCGCAACGCGGGGAGCCCCACGCTCTGGCTCAACAGCGGGAGCGGCGAGGTCTACTGGCCGTACGCCAAGGGCATCCGATGAAGACGCGGGCCGAGGTTCGCGCCGCGTTCGACGCGCAGTGCGCCGCGGTCCCCAGCTGGACGCGGTCGCGTTTCGCCGCCGACATGTTCGGCCGCGATGCTGACTCGCTCATGGGCACCGGCAAGCTGTTTGCCGTGGGCCTCGGCGACACGAACAACCGCATGGGCGGGACGGGCAACGGCTACCGCGGGCGCCCTGGGCAGGGCCTGCTCGTGGAGACTACCGTGATCGTCCGGTGGGCGTATCGCCTGCGCCCGAAGGACCAGACGACCTCGCGCGACGAGGCCGAGGCCGCGGGACAGCAGCTCATCCAAGCATGCGAGGCCTACGACGCCACGTGGCCCGGTGAGCTGAAGGTTCAACTCCAGACGGTGAGCGCGGAGGTGGTCGACTCGGGGGAATGGTTCCTCGGGACGGCGACCTTCGTGGTGCTCCACGCGCTACCCATTTCCTAGGAGGTCAACGTGCCCATCTCTTCTGTCGTCAAGAACTTTCGCGACGGCGTCATCACGATCAGCGACGGCACGACGCCGACGCCCCTCTCCGTCACGGTGCAGTTCGAGGCTGGCGACTTCTCGATCTCCGGTCTCAACCAGGGCAACACCGAGGCCACCACGTACCTCGACCGCGGCGTGCTCGGGTCGGTGCGGCTGACCAACCAGACCTTCCCGACGATCTCGTTTACGGCGCACATGACCGACATCTCGGACGCCACGAACAAGACGCTCTGGGACGCCGTCAACAAGAGCGGCTCGTTCTCGGCGGCGCAGTCCACTATCCTGACCTCCGACGTTTACGGGCTCACGGTCAAGATCGTCATCGAAGGCACGAATTTCGGCGACGCCAGCGACCACGAGATCTCCTGCGTGGGCGTGCACCTGTCGCTCGATTTCGCGGAAGGAGACCCGAACTCTTTCAGCCTGAGCGGGACTGTGTACGGTGCGATCACCGCCGTCTGAGCTTGCGTAGCGTGCAAGGTGAGCGCCTCCCGTGCTACGGTGCGGGGGGCGCTTCGTGCGTCTAGAGGAGCAGCATGCAGGTACAGATCGGAGCGCACGAGGTTGCGCTGAAGGCCCCCGCCTCGTTCATGGTCCGCCGCGAGGTCGCGATGGCCGTGCAGAAGAACGCCCTCCGCGGGCTCTGCGCCGCGCTGGGGCTCTGCTGGGGCGGGAAGCCCCTTCGCACGAAGTACGAGTACGACGCCCTGGCGTACGGCGGGCAGGTGTTTGACGAGCTGATGGGCCTCGGGCTCCCCGAGGGCGACATTTACGCGGCGGGCGGCAAGGCCCTCGAGCTGTGCGTCGAGGCGCCCAGCGAGGCAGGCGTGGCGCGTGCCGAGGGTTTTACGCAACCGCCGACGGCGGGCTCGACGCCGTAGCTCTGGAGATCGGGCTGACGTACTGCGGCGACCCCGAGGCGTTCTATGCGTGGCCTGTCGAGGTCCAAGAGCGCGTGCTGGGCTGGTGGCGCCGGAAGCATGCGCCCGCGAAGCCGAAGCGCAAGGCGTTCAAGCCCCGCCCGCAGGATAGCGTAGACCCAGCGGCGAGAGCCTTCTGGGGGTTGTAGTGGGC